AGTGAAGAAACAATTGAAGAAACACCAGTTGCGGCTGAGGAAGTGGTTGATGTTGAATCGACTGAAGTTGTTGAAGATGAGAAAGACACTCCTGACATCTTTAAAGAAGAGCAAACAATCTCTAATCAACAACGTCGTCACTATGAAAAACTCAGAGCGACGACCTTAAATAAAATGCTTAAAAATTATAAACGTCGTCAAAAAAATCCTTTAAACATAGCAAGGAAACTTGGCAATAAATAACGAAGTAAAATGAAAGCAGTTTTATATTCCAGAGACAACTGTCAATGGTGTGATAGGGTAAAAACTTTATTAGATAGTGTTAAGATATCCTATCTAGAATATAAATACGACAAACACTGTACCAAAGAACAGTTTATTGCTGAGTTTGGTGAAGAAGCAACATTCCCACAAGTATCCATTAATGGTTATCATGTTGGGGGCTGTAAAGACACACTGAGGTATTTGCAAAAGAAGGAGTTATTATGATGAGTGATGCAGCAACGATCTGTAATTTTGTTGATGATGTTATTGATGAGTATTCTAAGACTAAGAAGAAAGTCCGTGTTAATTTTTTTAAGTACTTAGAATCTGAGAATATTGATAGAAAATCCATCAATGAATATGTGACAGACTATTCTCCATTAGTGTCACAACAAATAAGTGAACTTGATGGTGCAATAACTGGAGATAAGATTCTTACTGAGGCATATGGACATCTAAAGAAGTCTGAGCTCAGAGAATTTAAATCCATGCTGGATAGATTTTTAGATGATGTTAATAAGTATAAAGATTCTAAGAGAATTACACGTAGAAAAAAACAAAAGAGTCCTGATCAATTGGTTAAGGGCTTGCATTTGATAGAAGATTCTGTTATAGTGAATGGTGATGAATATATGCCCATACATAAGACGGAGATTATTGATGCTAAATCAATTTTCTTATTGAATGTAAAGACAAAAGATCTTTTGTTCCTTAGTGGTAAAAGACTTTCTTGTTCTGGGGCTAAAATTATAGGGTTTGATCCCAATATCTCTGGACTTAAAAAACTTAAAAAAGTAACAGAGAGTATTAATTCTGTCAAAACATCTAGTAACCTTACATGTCTGAAGATCTTTCAAACACTTCCAAACAAAAGGAGGCAGTCACCAAAGACAGTCTCTCCAAATTACCTTCTTCTGAAGGTATTAATTTAGAGACAGACATTCCAGAAAGGTATCTAAATAAAAATGTACAAGCGATGATTAGTGGAGGTAGACAAAGGCCTAAACCGACTTATCTACTTCACTTTGATAGGATCATTTCTTTTCTTAAGAAAAAATATCGAGTGGAGGTGAGAATTTCCGAAAACGATACTTAGGGAGAAATATCATGTCAGAAGCAACTATTTTGTACTTTAGTTTTATGTTCTGTCTTGCTGGAACTGTAGCAGGATTTATCTTTGGATGGTTTGGTAATGCATATTACACATCGTATCATCAAGAGAGAGAACTAGAAGACATTCATCCAGAGTTCTTAGATTCCAATGGAAACTATATAGAAGAAGAACTTTTGGCTGTTCGGTTTATTGATAGTGATGAACTTGAATCCGAAGACGATTAATTTAATGGAGTTTTACTATGGCTGAGTTACGAGTTGAAAAATTATTACTTTCTGAAATACTTCAGAAAGTATCAAATGCAAAAACAAAGAAAGAGAAGGTTGCATTACTTAAAAAGTATTCGACACCTGCATTAAGAGCTCTTTTGATATGGAATTATGATGAGTCTGTTGTTAGTATGATTCCTACAGGTGATGTACCATTCACACCTAATGAATCTCCTCCTGGCACTGAACACTCAATGTTATTCCATGAGTATAAGAAACTTTATCATTATGTAAAGGGTGGTAATGATGGTCTTAATAAGATAAAAAGGGAACAGATGTTTGTTCAATTACTTGAGAGTCTTCAGGTAGATGAAGCAACTGTTTTATGTCTTGTTAAGGATAAGAAATTAGGTAAGAGATATAAGATTACTAAAGCATGTATCTCAGAAGCATTCCCAGAAATTCAGTGGGGTAATAGATCAGGTAAATGAATATTCTTCATGAAGCATGTGATCCTGAATTGGCAAAAGATAAAAAGTTACCATATAATGCATACTTAGTATGCTATATGGGAGAAGATCAGGTTGTTAAACATGATATTGCTATGTCAGGAACTGCAACAGAACTTTTTGATGCTTATTATGATAAGTATAAAAAGGGTTTCCAGTGGTTGAAACAAACTGAAGGTAGGATTACTCCTGCTTTATGGAAGTCTAAAAACAATCCAGATCCAGAACCACCTAAAAAGAAATCTAGAAAAAAACGTGAGCGTGAGTAAATTATGTCTGTAAAATGTATTAGCATCACACCTGATGCAGAAAAGACTATGGGTTATATTGCCCGTGTCTCTAATCCATCTAATCAGGACAATGAAAAGTTTGCTGGTCTATTGAAGTATTGTATTAAACATAACCATTGGAGTGTGTTTGAACAATCTTCTATGACCTTAGAGATTGAGACTACTCGTGCAATTGCTGCACAGATATTACGTCACAGATCATTTACTTTCCAAGAGTTCTCTCAGAGATATGCTGATAGTACTGCCTTGGGAAAGATATCTGTACCAGAATATAGGAAACAGGATTTAAAGAACCGTCAAAATTCTACAGACGATTTGGATCCATTTGAAAAACAGAAGTTTGAATTGCAGACAGAGACTTTGTTTAGTTCTGCTGTTGCATTATATGAACAGATGCTTACACTTGGTGTAGCAAAAGAGTGTGCTAGAATGGTATTACCACTTGCAACTCCCACAAGAATTTACATGACTGGCTCTTGTCGCTCATGGATACATTATATTAATTTGAGATCTGCACATGGAACCCAAAAAGAACACATGCTCATCGCAGAAGGATGTAGAGATACCTTCATCGAACAATTCCCAGTTGTATCCGAGGCGCTTGGGTGGTCAGTACAAACTGGAGATGAAGAACAGTGAAGATATTTGGTTACCTGTTAATCAATATCGATTTTTGACATATGAAGATGCATGTGATATACTTGGTGAAGTAAATTCAGTTGACTCTACTGTAGTTAAGTTTAGAATTTCTCCTGAATGTCAAATGTTATAGTCTAAATAACTTTACATATTATAAACAATTATGCCAACATACCCAGTCATACATAAAGAAACTAAAGAACAAAAAGAACTCTCCATGACAATGGTGGAGTATGATAATTGGAGGAAAGAAAATCCAGATTGGGATAAGGATTGGCAAGCAGGACATGCTTCTTCTGTTAGTGAAGTTGGTGATTGGAGAAATAAAGTTCCAAATGATCTTCAGAAAAAGATTAATAGGATTCGGGATACCAATCCTGGCTCTAATATTAGAGGGTTTTAAGTATGCCAAGGGCTAAGAAAACTGAGAGTACTTCTTTCTCTAATATCAAAGCTAAAAAGCTTAGGAGAAAGAAACCCATTAACAGTGAGATGTTGGTTGATATTAAACCATTAACTCCATCTCAAGAAAGGGCATATGATTTCTGGGATAAAAATAAGAACCTGTTTATGTATGGTTGTGCTGGTACAGGTAAAACTTTTATAGCATTATACCTTGCACTACGTGAAGTTCTTAAGGAAGACACACCATACGAAAAGGTATATATCGTAAGGTCTCTTGTCTCTACAAGAGAAATTGGTTTTCTTCCTGGCGATCATGAAGATAAGGCAGACATTTACCAAATTCCTTATAAGAATATGGTAAGATATATGTTTGAGATGCCAGATGATAATTCTTTCGAGATGTTATATGGTAATCTTAAAGCACAAGAGACTATCTCTTTCTGGTCTACATCATTCATAAGAGGAACTACACTTGATCGTTCTATTGTTATAGTTGATGAGTGTCAGAATCTTAATTTCCATGAGTTGGATTCAATCATTACTCGTGTAGGTGAAGACACAAAGATATTGTTCTGTGGTGATGCCAGTCAGACTGACTTGGTTAAAACTAATGAACGAAATGGCATTCACAACTTTATGAATATTCTTTCTATTATGAATGAGTTTGGTATGGTCGAATTTAATGTTCAAGATATTGTACGTTCTGGTTTGATTCGTAGTTATCTTTTGAGTAAAATGGGTCTTGGTTTATGATGTTTGATCATGTATCTGTTGATTTACCAAAGAAATTAAAACGTATTGAGGTTGATGGCAAAAGGTACTATGAAGTACCAGGCCATGAGGACACTAAGTTAGTTTCAGTTACTACTGTTACTAGTTTTCAGAGTGCTAAGAGTATTAAAGCATGGAGACAGAGGATTGGTGCTGAAAAGGCCAATAAGATTACCAGACAGGCTACACGCCGTGGTACTGATACTCATACTCTTACAGAACATTATCTTAAGAATGAAGAACTGCCTGAAGTAGATCCTCTACCTCAATTACTCTTCACAATTTCTAAAGAATATTTGAATAAGATAAATAGGATACATGCTCTAGAAGCACCCCTATACAGTCTTAGGTTGGGTATAGCAGGTACTGTAGATTGTATTGCAGAATACAATGGAGAACTTGCTGTAATAGATTTCAAAACTTCGAAGGAACCTAAACCTGAGAAGTGGATCCAAGGTTATTTTGTACAAACTGTTGCATATGCTTGCATGTTGTATGAGTTAACTGGTATAATAGTAAAGAAATTAGTAATCATTATGTCATGTGAAAATGGAGAATGTATCGTCT